CAAATAATCCCATAATCCCCCTAAAACGTGCAACTTTGTCTCCGCGAAATCCTTTGACGGGATGCCAGATTAAATTGTATAATCCTTGTTCCGTTTGACATATCCTTTTAAAATCTGCTTCTAAAGATGCCTGATATGCAACTGCTTCTGACCATATATGTAGCGAAGTACCTGTAGGAAATAAATTTTTACCATCTCGATGAATAACACCCCATTCCTCCATCATCTCCATCAAAAGATCTAATTTTTCTAAATTACCCATAACTCTTACTCTTTTACAATCAACAATGTGAATTTTATCTTTTACTCTTCCTCCCATTACAAAAACTGTATAATCGTTTCTTTCTCTGACTCCTGCAGATAAATCAACACCAACTCCTAAAGCGTCAAAACTTGTTGATATTTCTCCTTTGACAATTAAGTCTGGAGATAAAGATAATTCACTAGTTTGTACAATTTGATTTTGATATTGAAAACTAAATGCAACAGGAGCTATTCTTCTTCTATCTTTTAAATAATCTAAACTCCACATATCAGGCCAATAAGATATCTCTTCTCCTTCTTTGTCTACAGTTATTGCAGATTGTACTATTTGTTTCCAGCCATTGGCTGGTAAGAAAGCTCTTGCGTGAATATCATCATGTCGAAATCTTGTACCTAAACATATAGCTCTAGCACCTTCAAACATTGTAGGAACAATAACCGCGTTCCAGTTATCTTCCATAGCCTGTCTTATATCTTTATTTTTAATATCATCAGAACTTTTGATAGCGTCATCAATAATACAGAGATGTGATCTTTTAGATGTAACCGCACCTTTTAGTCCTGCACAACAAACACTAAATTCTTCTTCACCTGTAGATTTAATTCCTGCAAATTTCCAATCTATACTCCAATATTCATTTGAATTTATTCCTTTAGCTATTTTAACTTTTGGGAAGATTTCTTTGTATATTTTATTCTCATCTATAATTCTTTTTATTGCTGCACTTTTTGGTCTAGCTACATCAACTGTGTAAGAAATATATAAAATTTTTAAAGGTAGTTTTTGCATTGCATGAACACCTATTGCCCATGCTGTATACAAACCTAGAACTGTAGATTTTGCTGATCCTCTAGGAGCAAGAATATCAATGTTAGGTCCTGCAATTCCTCTTAAACAAACACTATCGTCACCTGTACATAAATATTTATGCCATTCTTTATGGTGCCTGGCTGGAGGTTTTCCCCCTACAACATCACAAAAATATGCAAAATTTTTTCTAGCCTTTTCTACGTCAACACTAGATGTTTTTTTTACTACTTGTTGTTTTGCAGCTGCCCTAGCTGTGCGTCTATAAACGCTATAAATACTAGTACCGGCCATACTCTAAATTGTAGTTAACAACACATCGAACATTATTTTTTGGTTGTTGTGCCGTATGCATTAAACTACCATCAAAAATTACAACCCGTCCTTGCTTAGGAGATACACGTTGTTTTACGGTATATCTTTCTGATTCTACGGTTTCATTAAAAATAACTGTATCACCATCACTATCACATACGTAATATAAAACGATGTAATAATCATCCCTATCATCGATATCTAAATGAGGTGTATCAAGATCTTTATATTCTAAATTTAACGGAAATTGTAAAAAAGATCTACCCTGCAATGGTAAAGCTTCTCGTTGCTGTAATCTAAATGCTGCCCTATTTAATAAAGGCATAAAAAAATCATGAAATTCACTATTTACATAACTCTCTTCATCCTCTCCATATTCTAAATAAACGTGAGATAAACATGGTCTACCTTGATTACCTTCTTGAAAAGCTTCTGTTACATCATCATTGTAAAACCAAGGAAAATCAAAATCATTAAATGTCTCCTCTCCCATTAAAGTATTTTTAATTTGTTCCTGATAATTTTTATCTATAAAATCATCAATAACAATAATTCTATTTAACATTAAGATTCCTCCTGTAAGATTTTTGTCCAGACTCCCATCGATGCTTCCTGTAAAGGACCTTCTATTGGATCATCTCTAAAAATAGAAAGCATTTCTCTTAATGCTCTATCTGCACCTGCAAGAATTAAACCTTGTTTATCTTGTAAGATTTTTTTATCTTCTATTTGTTTAATAGCTCCTCTCAACTCTTTTTGTAGCATAGCAATTCTTGCAGCACCCATATCTTGTTTTACAATTCCCATATCAATAGCATCACGAAGTTTACTTATATCAACTCTCATATTATCTATTTCAGATTCTAAAACTTCATTAAAATTACGTTTTTTAAATTCTTTTATCGACCACTCATTACATTCCACTACCGTCCCTTGAAAACCTAAAAATCGGGCAAATAAATATATCTGTATTGGAGAACTAGCTTTTTTACAAAATTCAAGAAAGGATTCGCGATCTTTATTAGATAAAGTCTGAATCCATTTCTTCATGTTCTATATTGGCTCTGAGCCTGTTCGTAATCTCTATTTTCTTTATAGCGTCTAAACATCTCTCTTTGCAACTCTGTTGTTCGAGTTTCTTTTCCAGTCTCTCTTGTCAACGCTCTATCCTGCTCTCCTGCAGTCTCTAATCCTCTTCTATATTGAAGACCAGTTTCACCTATCTCAGCACGAGTTTCTTGACCTGTTGTTCTTATAGTCTTACGTTGATCTTCTCCTGCTTTATCAATAGTTAAACGATTTTCTGCTGCAGTAGCTTGATTTCTTCTAATATCTTGAGTAGCAAAGAAATCTGCATTAGTTCTATCTAACTGAGCACCAAGTTCCATATTCAATCTTGTTTGCTTTCCACTTACTTCATTTAAAGCTGTTTGGGTAGCAAGTGATTGTGAAGGCACTTGAGTAGTTGGAGCTGGTGGTGGAGCAGCTGGTGGATATATTATCTGTGGGGGTGGCGGAGAATTTCTACCCATAGTAATCTTTTACCTTTTGTGATTCTTTTAGTTTAGTTTAGCCAAATCGACGGCCAAGTCCTTGACCTGCAAATCTTGTAGCAGCATCTTGTTGTGTGGCTAAAGCTCTAGCTTCCTCAGCAAAAGCAGAAGATGCTAAAGCTCTTTGACCCTGCTTAGCACTCATGATGTTTTGAATATTAGAAGGCATTGCTTCTAATGCTCCTCTAACTCTTAATCCTCTTTGTGCTGCCTGCTCTGCAGCTTTATTTAAAAATGCTTGTCTAATTGGTTCAGTAGCTATGTATTGTAATTGTGCATCTACAGCTGCATCTCTTCTTCTTTGTCGAAGAATTGGATTCATCTTCTCTTGATATGCAAGTTCAGCTTCTGTTATCTCATCTATGTTTCCAAGAGGACTTTTTGTTTTTCCCTCAAATCCTGCTTTTTCTAATTCTTGCTCTACTTTTTTTGCCTGTGCAGGGCTTACTAAATAATTTGTAGCATCACTTATATCAACTATTCTTCTTTTATCACCTAGTTGTCCTCTTCTATCTAAATCGAGTCCAAATGTATTACCTGTAACAAGATCTATTGCTCCGGCAATACTTCTTGGAAATCCAGCATACGGAGCAGATTTCTTAACTATTTCGTATTTTGGATCTTTACCTCCCAAACCACTGTATTCTATTTGTCTAATCTCTTCATCCGAACCTAGACCTTTAAAAGATACATTTGGATTTAATTGAAGAACAGCTGCCCTGTCTCCAGAGATTCTTCCTTTTTTTATATCTAAATTCTGTATAGGTTTAAAAGCTTCTGGAATTTCATTCAAACTTCCAAAAGCTTCTTCTAATTGAGTAAGGTCTTTTATTTTACCGAAAGGATTAGATTTTTTGACTGAATCTAAAAGAGTCTCACGATCAAATAATCTGTTTACTCTTGTTCCAGTATCAAAATCAATTCCAGAAAGTTTTTCTTGTGACATTTAGTAATTGTACCTCTGAGTTAGAGCATCACCTGCTTGCTGAGCAGCTGTCATACCTAAGTTTAATCCAGCCCTCTGCATATTTTCTGTAAGAGCTGCATTAGTTGCAATGTTTTGTCTAATACCTGCACCAGCCATACTTCTTGCAAACTCATCTCTCTTAGCTTGCTCTGAAAACTTCCTAACTGTTGGGAGAACAATATTTGTTGCATCTCTCAAAGCCTCAGCATCTTTTACAGTTCTTAGTCTTCTACCTGCATCTAGACCTAATGGACTTAAGACACTTAATGGATCTCCTAAAGGAAGTACTCCTCCATACTGATTCATGCCAGGTGGTAATGGTGATCCGCCCATACCTTCTCCTCCTACTGTTCCATATCCTGCTAAACTTGCAGCTCCTTTACCAACACGACCGGCTGCACTTTGTCCAACTCCTCCTCCTAAACTTCCTGCTGCAAGACCTATACCGACAGGAGCAGCAACCCTAGCTAAATTAGTCAATGCACCTTGTACCTGTAAAGGAGCTCCACCGGCAAGTCCTATTCCTTTCATTACTCCTTTTGCACCTGCTAATTGAGCACCTTTGGCTACACCTCCTAGACCAGCAGTAGTTAAACCACCTAAAGCTCCTCCGGTAAGAGCACTCCCTAAGTCTCCTCTCAGTAAACCTGGAGCTGCTCCACCTAAAACACCAGATGCTCTCAATAACAATGGTAATTTACTTGCACTACCTGCTTTTACTAAAAAAGGTAGAAGTTTTCCAGCTAAAGGTACTGCTCCAATCATTTTGTTATTTATAAATTCTTGTTAGTGATATTCTAAATTATGCAAATATTGAAAATTATCCAAAGAAACCAGCTACAGCTCCAATACCACCTGCGTGAGGAATCCCTGTTGAAAGACCACTTAATAAACCAGCAGCACCACCAGCTAATCTTTGAGTAAAGCTTTTACCTGTTCCTTCCTTTCCTGGAATAAACATCATTTGGTTTGGACTTGGTGGTTGGAAAATATTAAGTCCATCTGCAACTTCAGAAGAGAAACCGCTTGTATTGTCTCCAAACTGAGCTTTTCCTTGTTGTGATTTTGCAAAATCAATTAATTTATCAGTATCAGATTTTTCCTGACTTTTCTTAAAATAATCTAATCCTCCTGAGACAACACTATCTAAAAATCCTTTTGAATTATCTCTTTTAAATTTATC